AATGCTTACGAATGGTATACTTCTGGTCCTCGACAGCGTATGCAACCAGGGGGAAGTATTGTAATCGTAATGACTCGATGGTCTGATAAGGATCTCACTGGTCAGTTAATCAAAAAGATGGGTGATCTGAAAGCAGATAAGTGGGAGATCATAGAATTCCCGGCAATTTTAGACGACGATGACGAAGAAAAGCGTACACCGATTTGGCCACAGTATTGGAAGCTCAATGAACTTGATAAAGTAAAAGCTTCTCTTGTTCCTAGTAAATGGAATGCTCAGTGGCAACAGAATCCAACGCACGACGGTACGAGTATCGTGAAACGCGAATGGTGGAATATATGGGAAAAGAGTGAACCACCACTTTGTGATTACATTATTCAAAGTTATGATACTGCTTTTTCCAAAAAAGAGTCTGCTGACTACTCAGCTATTACAACTTGGGGTGTGTTTCGCCCTGATGAAGGAAAAGAAACCCATTTAATTTTATTACATTGTCGAAAAGGTCGATGGGACTTTCCTGAGCTGAAACAAGTCGCGAAAGAAGAACTTAAGGCTTATAACCCAGATAGTGTGATTATTGAAGCCAAGGCCTCAGGGACACCCTTGATACAAGAGCTTCGGCGATTTGGTGTTTACGCGACAGCTTTCTCTCCGAACCGAGGTCAAGATAAACATGTTCGCTTAAATACTGTCTCTCCCATATTTGAAGCTGGTCACGTTTGGCGACCAGATACCGATTGGGCTGAAGAAGTCCAAGAAGAGATTGCATCGTTCCCTTATGGAGAACATGACGATTTAGTTGACGCAACAACCCTAGCTTTGTTAAGATACAGGCAAGGTAGTTTTGTTCGTTTGTATGATGACGAAGAAGAAGAACCTATAGGAAAACGAAAATATGAGTACTACTAAAAAATTAATTAATCCTGAAGATCGAAGACTGAAACAAAAACTAACACCTAAGCAAATGATTTTTGTTTATGAATACGTTCACAAAGTTTTATTAGGAGAATGTTCCGCTGCCGAAGCTGCGCGACGCGCGGGCTATTCTCAAAATCGAGCACGTCAAACTGCTACTGATTTATTGAACCCTCACCTCAATCCTTTCGTTGTGGAGGCCATTCATGAGATGAAACAGGATTTACATCAAATGTATGGTGTGTCTACTGCATCTCATTTAGCTTCCTTAAAACAGATTCGAGAAGAAGCACGAGAACATAAGCATTTTTCGGCGGCCGTGGCTGCTGAGGTGAACAGAGGAAAAGTTGCTGGATTTTACGATAACAAAGTTCAAAGTGATACACCTTTGGAAAACATGTCCAAGGATGAATTGATCAAAGTTCTAGAGAATTATGACAAGAATGGTATAACTCATGATACCAAACTAATAATTGACGACGATAAGGACGCCATGACCCGCGGCCCGTTGATCGTGGAAGGAGATTAATGTTACAACAGCTACTACTAAGAGCAAGTCCCTCGGTTCTCGGATCGTTGCTCGTGGGTGCTGTGGGATCTCAACAAGCGAGTCAGATTCAAAAAGATTTAGCCTTAGGTAATATATCCTTAGATGATGTAGCGAATTTTATTACAAATTTTGCTGCGTCACCTGCGGTGAGCTATTTACAAGATAAAGAAAAAGAAAATCAATTAACCCCTCAAGACGAGGACGACAAGAAACCGAAAGCTCCAGAACCAGATCCGACGGACTTGTTAAATTTATTAAAGGATGATAATAATGAACAAGATGAAACAAAGTCTCTTACAACTAGCCAAAGCGAAAAGGGAAAAGAACCAATTACGCAAACCATTGAATCGTCCACAGCGCAACTTGGATCAGAGTTACAGCAATCTGACCAAGGAAGAAAAGCAGAGACTATTAGCGAACTACCTCTAGTAAAGGCTTCTCAAGAACAAGGTGTTACTTTTTTCTCAGATATCTTAGGTGGTGAATTATATGTTCCTAAAAAAAGCTATGACCAGTTGTTGGATACTTCTGATGCTATGGAAGCAACAAAGATATTCGATGAAAAGAGAACAGGCAATTTTGAAAATCATATCTTTACGAGCATACCGACATTTAAAGAAGCACAGATAGCCACTGCTGAAGCTATTGCAAAGACTCTTCCTAAAGACGGAACCATTATTGATATCGGTGGAACTGAAGGAGGTTTTGTTAATACCATTGCAGAACTGAATCCCAACATTGAAGGAATTGTTTTAGATCCCAATCCCAAAGCTGAAGAATCTTTCTTAAAACAAAAATTACCGAACACAGAATTTATTCGAGAAGCATTTACTACGAACCCTGAAGATTTTGGTAAATATGCTTTTACAGAAAAAGGAGTTGATGTGGATTATTTTGATCCGAAAGATATTCCAGATAACTCGGTTGATGCCTTTTCGGAGAAAATGGTTTTTCAATTTATTGACAATCAACGAGCAGATAAAATTAAATTATTAAAATCAAAGTTAAAACCTGATGGATTTGCAATCTTTGAGGAAAAGTTTTTTACTTCTAAAGATGATCCAGTTTGGCAAGAGAACGAACAAAAGAAAAACGAATTTAAATCTCAGTATTACGATCCTGAACAAATTACCGAAAAAGAAGAAATTGTTTTAACTGGAATGAATGAACGACAAGTTCCTTCTGATTTATTTGAAAGAGTATTAAAGAATAATTTTAACAATGTCGTACAATATTGGGATTCAGGTAATTTTAAAGGATATGTAGTTTCTGATAGTGCTGATACGATAACAAAGTTTTTAGATAATATGGTCGATTTAAACAGTGAGTACTCAAATGTCGTGACTCCTAACTTTATTACAAAAACAATCGATAAAAAACGAAGAGGAGGACCTATATCGATACCAAAAATAGACATGTTGTAAATGGTCGATTAGGTGATATAAATTAAATTATGGCAGATAATATTGATAAAGGACTCTATCAAACAGGAGCTCCTGAACTAGAGATTCTTAAATCCGAAACAGAAGTCGAGATCGACGGTCAACGAATACCGACTCCTGAAGGATTAGAAATTGAAATGAGCGAAGATGGAGGTGCAACTCTTGACTTTGATCCTATGTCCGACATTCCTGAAGAAGTTGAGTTTTATTCAAACTTAGCTGAAGTCATGGATGAAAGCGAATTAGATCGCTTAAGTGATGAATTACTTTCTGAATTAGAAAATGATCGATCTTCTCGTAAGGATTGGGAAGACGGATATATCAAAGGATTAGATTTATTAGGATTCAAATACGAAGAGAGAACTAGACCTTTCCAAGGTGCGAGTGGTGTTACACATCCTTTGTTAGCTGAAAGTGCCACACAGTTTCAAGCAACAGCGTTTAAAGAACTTTTACCCGCAGGGGGACCAGTCAGAACTGTTGTTATGGGAGAAGACACTCCAGAAAAATATTCTCAGTCACAACGTGTGCAAGAGTTTATGAATTATCAATTGATGAACAAAATGGAAGACTACACTCCTGAGTATGATCAAATGTTATTTTATTTACCTCTCGCAGGTTCGACGTTTAAAAAAGTTTATTACGATGAGTTAATGGATCGACCAGTATCGAAGTTCGTTCCTGCGGAAGACTTAGTTGTCAACTATGGAGCTAGTGATTTAGATTCTTGTGAAAGAATTACTCACATCATTAATATGAGTTACAATGACTTTAGAAAAAAACAAGTTTCAGGTTTTTATAAAGATATCGAAATCATTCCTTCAGAAGTAGATCGCTCGGAAGTACAAAAGAAGTATGATGATATTGAAGGTGTAAGACCTTCCTACATTGACAAAGAAGTAAGATTATATGAATTCCATACATCTTTAGACCTAGAAGGTTTTGAAGACACAGGTATGGATGGTGAGCCCACAGGAATTAAAATACCCTACATTGTAACCATTGAAGATAGTTCAGGTAAAGTTGTTGGTATTCGTCGAAACTATGAAAAGGATGATGAGAAAAAATTAAAGAAAAGATATTTTGTTCATTATAAGTTTTTACCAGGTTTAGGTTTCTATGGTTTTGGTTTAATTCATTTAATTGGATCTTTATCAAGAACAGCTACAAAAATTTTACGACAATTGATTGACGCAGGTACATTATCCAATTTACCAGCAGGATTTAAGTCACGAGGACTTAAAATTAGAGACGATGCAGCGCCTATCCAACCAGGAGAATTTAGAGACATTGATGCACCGAATGGTGACTTACGAAATGCTCTTATGCCTTTACCTTACAAAGAACCCTCTCAGACCTTATACAGCCTATTAGGATTTGTTGTTCAATCAGGTCAGAGATTTGCTGCGATCACTGATATGCAAGTGGGAGACGCTAATCAAAATGCACCAGTTGGAACAACCATGGCATTATTAGAGAGGGGCTCAAAAGTGATGAGTGGTATCCACAAAAGATGTCACTATTCTCAGAAAAAAGAATTCAAACTATTGTTTGATGTTTTTGCTGATTATCTACCTGAAACCTATCCTTATTCTGTGGAAGGTGCAGAGCGAACAGTTAAAGCAGAAGACTTTAGTGATCGTGTGGATGTTCTACCAGTTTCTGATCCTAACATTTTCTCAACTACACAAAGAGTTACTTTAGCTCAAACGGAATTACAATTAGCACAAAGTGCACCTGATATTCATAATATCAAAGAAGCTTACAGAAGAATGTATGAAGCCTTAGGAGTCAAAGATATTGATCAGATTTTAAGAAAAGACACTCCAACTGCTCCTAAAGATCCAGCCACGGAGCACGCTGATTTACTCGATGGTAATTTATTAAAAGCTTATGAGGGACAAGATCACGATGCTCACATTCAAAACCATTTAATCTTTGGAACGAATCAAATGATTTTAGGTAATCCTCCGATGGCCATGAAATTACAAAAACACGTTTTAGAACATGTTTCTTTAAAAGCAAAAGAACAAGCAATGTTCTTAGCTCAACAACAACAAGTTCCTCAAGAACAATTAGATGCTGTGATCGCGAAGCTCGAAGCACAGTTCATGATGGAACTAAAAAAATTATCAGGACAACTGAGTGGTCAAGGTCAACCTGATCCTGTAATACAACTAAAGCAACAAGAGTTACAGCAAGATGCACAAAAAAATCAAATGGATGCACAAGTGGATCAAGCGAAACTACAGTTGGATGCAGAAAAGCTTCGACAGAAGACTGCGATTGATCAAGCCAGAATACAAAAGGATTATGATATTGCAGATAAACGTGCTGAGGTACAGTACGACAAGATGA